CCCACCAATCTCAACAGTTATCCCTTTTATTCTATTTGCCAATATCTCACCTCCTTAATTTTAGGCATCAAAAAAGCACCTACCATTTTGATAGATGCCACTAAACATATTTAAATTATTCTTTTACTATAGGAACCCATAATTCCATTTTATAATCTTCTGAATTAGGGTCTCCATCTCCATATACTTCAAAATCGGGACTTTCATCATGTCTATATTCTTCTTTAGGGAAGAAATATGAAATAATATACTTCCAACCTTCGTGAATGCACTTTGGTATAGGTCCTTGTAAGCTTACAATAGCATACTCTTTTTCAGGAATACTGAGTATATCTAAACCTAACTCTTTAGCTTTTACTTCATCCGTTAAATCAAAACCAGCTAAATATATAAATGAATCTTCTTCATCCATTATATAGTCATACCCTACGCCAAAGATTTGACCACTACCAAACTCTTCAAATTTTTCTCTTGGTACTTTTTCAACCAGTCTATCCCAAACTTTTGGGAAATTTGAACTTTTAGTTACATCTGATTTAATACCAGCTACTTTAAACGCTTTCTTTTTCTCAATCTTAATATCCATTTGATTTCCTCCTTGAACTGAAATTGAAAAGTAGATTCTTGGGAAATATTGATACTTTTCTCCTTTTTTTACTTGACCTGGAGTTAGCTTATGAAAACTTTTAAAAGCTAAGGCAAAAGAATCCTGAGAATTATAACCATATTTTATTGCGATGTCTATAATTCTTTTATCTGAATTTTTTAAATCAATTGCAGCATTTGTCATCTTTCTTAATCTTATATATTCAGATAATGAATATCCTGATATGATTGAAAATATTCTTGAAAACATTGGAAATGAATATCCCGTTATCCGTGTTATTTCTTTTTCATCAAGTTCATCAGTTAAGTTATCTTCAATATAGTCTATTGCTAAGTTAAAAGATCTCATTATATCCATATTCCCACCACCTTTCATTTAAATTGTACAAGGATTTATTAAATTATACCCGATAATTCTAATACAAATATTATAGCATCTAAAATTTATCAAAGTCTTCTTGTGTGGCTACTTCCTTGTATTTATATTCATCGTTATTCTTTTCTGTGAACATATCATTTACAAGTCCAATCGTTAGTAGGGATAAATCAGAAACAGAAAGCCCTAATTCTACAGCCCTTAATAGAAACAAGGGTGTAGTCATTGGTCTTTCTGTTGGTCTTACTTTTTTTTAGGAACTTCTTCCGACTTTATATTAAGTCCCCATAACTCAATAAGCTGAGGTAGAATTTGGTAAATTGAAAAAGTTGAGAAATTATCTAACCATTCTTCTGGGCTATCTGGCACAGATTTATCTCCATGTTTAGCCATTACATAGGCTATGTTTTCAAATAGTTCTAATGAGCCTATATCTAGATTGGATTTATCTTCATAATTTTTCTTCATGGATTTTTCAAGTTCCATTAAGTCTTTGAAGATATCTCTTCCAAATTTAAGTCTATAGATTCTTGGGATAGCTGCTGATGCACGGAAAACAACTTCTTTCCCATCGATTTGAATTTTCTTGGTTAGTGCCATATTTATTTACCTCCAACACTTGCTCTTGAAGGTGTTACTGTAGTTTCTGTTGGCATATAGACTGACTTATACCAACCATCGTAAGTTTCCTTCGTAGTTTCTTCACCTGTTCTAGCCTTTACATTTCCATTTGGAAGTGGTCTTGCTTGAATAGATAAGGTTTCTGGTTGAACTTCTCTTGATTCCTCGTTGGTTTCTCCTTCAAGTGTGGGTCTTGCTGCTGAGCAGTTATACATGACATGACGGATTTTCTTTTGGTCTCCATCAAACTCAAATAACAGTGCAAAGTTTGCAGTCTCTGAATTTGAGGATTCAATTAGAACTTTATTAGAATCTGATTTTTCCATCAAAACATCCGTCCTAAAGGATTCTGGAATAAGAGCGATTTCTAAATCTCCATCATATCCCATATTGTTTGAAATAGTGTAGTATTCAATTCCATCTGCATAAAAGCTTTCAGGCTCTCCATTAGGATCCAATGAAATTGAAACAGCACCAGGCATTGGCACTGGTGTCTTATATTTAATAACGCCCTCTTCGGTTTTATCGAAGAGAGCGTAGTGGACATTACAAATATTAAATTTTACCTTATTTGCCATAATTATTTACCTCCGTAATTTTTAAATTAAGTGTGAATTCATACAAAACTTCATAGAGTCTTTCTGATTCAATCCAAACTTCAGATTTTTCATAATAGATTTTTTCTTTATCAAGTATCTCCTCTATTTTTTCTTCTAATTTTAAGTCTTTCTTATCAGTGTAAAGTTCTAAGTCTATCTGGGTGTTCTTATAAAAAACTACTCCATCTGCACCAAAGTGTTTATTCTTTGGAAATAGATAGACCATAAATGGTGGATCGGGACTTTCTCCCTCAGCAAAGTGTGAGTATGCAAAGGGAAGTCCTATATCTTCAATTATTTTTAATAGCCTATCCATCTTGTAATTTCCTCATTATATTTTCTTCCAATTCTTTGATTCCTTTCTCCTCAACTGGTCCAATATGAGGCCTAGCAGATACTCTTCCACCTTGTCTTAGTACATGACCTTTCTCAAGTAAATGTGCCAATTGATATCTATTTCTTGAATGGACTACAAGTTCTATTGAGTTTGAAGTTTCTTTCATAGTTTTTACAGACCAAGATTTAGAATATTTCTTTGTTTCTCCTACAGGTGCATTTTCTTGTATGTCTTTTCTAATATTGCTACCAGCCTTTTTAACTTCCTTTTTGACTTCATCTGTTGCCATATCAGAATACTCTTCTAAGCCCTTCATTATTTCATTGGCGAGGTTTTCAATTTTTACATTCATCTACTCACCTTCCTACATCTAAACTTTATAAGTCTATTTTTATAGTTCATAAAGTCAATTGAGATGATATTGTACATTTCATCATCAAATAGAATTCTGTATTCTGAAGTGTTAATATTCTTTAACCTATTTTGAAATCTCACAGTAAAAGAAATATCCGACCTATCTACTTCCATCCCAAGAAAAACTTCTTCTCCTTTACCTTGAAATGATATATATGAACTTGTTGATAGATAATCAGACCATATTGATCTATGGTTACCTATCTCATCAACTTCCACAGCTTTATTTTGAAAGGTTATTTTTCTATTTAAATCCGATATTTTCATTAGAACTCAGCCTTTCTCATTCCAAATAATAAAGCCCTTAGAGTTAAGTTTAATTCAGAATAATCTGCCTCTTCTCTATGTTCATAAAGATAAGCGATCATATAGAGGACGGCTATCTTTCCATTTGGATTTTTAGAAAGATCTTCTTCACTATCAACCCTGGCTACATCCATGGAGTGCTTTATTGATGATTGGATGAGAGAATTAATCATCTCATCCTCATCATCAAAATCCACCCTTAAATAGGACTTTGCCTCTTCAAGAGTAATCATAATTTACTCCTTAGGCAGTAGCACCGATTTTTAATAGTTTAACTGCTTCTCTTAAAACAAGGATTCCATCAACTCTTTCCTTGCCTAAGAAACCAACCATACCATTTCCAGCAAATAGTTCCTTTAAGTCTTGGAAAGACCTATTTCCTCTATCTCCAATCTTGTAATAAGAAAAATCACCAAAGGCTACTGCCAATTTTCCTTTTTCAGCTTTTGGAGCAAAGGCAGATGTATAGGCAGGATATCCTAAAAGTCTATCTGGTTCTCCATCTTTGAGAGATGGTTGCCAAATATATGCACCATTAACATCTTTAAGCTTTCTAATCTGAGCAACTGTTGCATCATTTAAAATGAAAGCTGCTCTCTTTCTATAAGGTCTGTCTAATAAGTAAACTAAATCAATTAGTTCATCCGCAGTAATTGTTTGAGCCTTTGTTGTTAGGCCAAGTTCTCCACCCTTTTTAGAGTCAAAAATTCCTGTAGGCTTGTTTACTCCATCGCCATTTAAGAAAGCATCCTCTTCAGCATTTGCTAGTGCTCTAGTAAATTCTTCAGTGATGTATTTTTCTAAATTAAAGGCTGCATCATATAGAAGTTCTTCAGTTACTTTAATACCAACATGGAGTTTGTGCGCATCTAGAGATACTTGATCGAATGTGCCATCTCCAAAGGTTAGTTGACCACCTTCTTCTACCCATAGGGCTGCTGGTTTCGTAGCAGCAATATTGATTTTATGAAGTCCAGAAGTTTGAACTTTTGTAGCTAGTTTTCTTACAATATTTTCTTCTTCAAGACCATTTACAATATCTGTTTCCATGTCTTCAGGAACTAAATATCCACCACTTTCATCTGTACCTACTTTTAATTCATTTGAAATATCTCTAAAGTTAGTTCTTAGTGCTTTCATCATAGATTTCTTATAGACATTTCTTGCTCTCATTGGTTTTTCTTCTTCATTAAATGTAGCGGGTTCATTTGTTAGTGCTTGAGTTGTAGGTTTTTCCAAGGATTTATCCATTTCTTCTTCCCTCTTCTTTCTTTCAATTTCACGAGTATAATTCTCGATAGTTCTCTCCATCTCTTCATATGTCTTAAAGTCTTCATCAGACATTAGACCCTTTTCATCTTTCTTAGATTCAGCAAATGCCTTTGCCTCATCCCAAGCTTTAGTTCTCTTTTCCATTAGATCTTTTAAGTTCATATCTTTACCTCCAAGTGTTTTTAATTTTGTTTAATCTTTCTTCTACTTCACTAATTGAGTGAGTCTTTACTTCTTTATTTATCTTTGTTAAGAGTGAGTTTGTAACTGCTCGCCTTGAAAAGACCATGTTGGTGATTTTTTCATCTTTTCTTTTGTCAGTGAGAGTTCCATCACAAAAACCCATCTCAATAGCTTTGTTCTTATCAAACCAAGTTTCTCCATCCATTAGATTAGAAATCTCTTCTCTGGATAAACCTGTCTTAATCTCATAGGCATTGATGATTGATTCCTTGACTTCCTTTAACATGTCTATGGCTTTTTGCATTTCTTTTGAGTCACCAATTGCTACAGTTAAAGGGTTATGAATCATCATTAATGAAGTAGGACTCATCAGCACCTCAGTTCCTGCCATGGCAATGACTGATGCTGCTGATGCTGCAAGCCCGTCAATCTTAACGGTCACATTTCCCTTGTGTTCTAAGAGCATGGTGTAAATTCTTGATGCAGCTATACAATCTCCACCAGGGGAGTTGATCCACACAGTTATGTCTCCACTTTTGTTTTTTAATTCTTCAAAAAAGAGCCTTGGCGTGATTTCATCATCAAACCAAGACTCTTCCGCAATAACTCCATCTATATAGAGTTCATTTGAATCCTTTTTCCAATTCCAAAATATTTTATTGTTCTTCATTTGGACTTATCTCTTCTCCTTTCTGCTGATAAAAACTACCTGCTTTATCAAGTGGTAGCATATTTCCATTTACAAGATATAGGTCACCACCTTCTTCAGCTGATATCCTATCAAGATTTTCTAATTCTCTTATGTCATTTGCACTCATCCAACCATTCTGTCTTCCTACAGCATATCCATTCATTCTTGATTCATAGTCTCCTCTTAGAAGTCCATCAAGATTAAATTTAATAAAGTAGGATTTCTTTTCTTTCTTTGTTAGTAGCGCTCTTTCCAAAGATTGCTCCCAACGAACAATCCAAGGATCAAGGGTGTATTTAACAAACTCAAGTGACTGCTGTTCTATATTTGAAAATGATGACTTTTCCAAGTCACCAATCATATGAGGTGGTATTCTAAATATTCTTGCTATCTCATTTAACTGAAACTTTCTTGTTTCCAAAAACTGGGCCTCACTTGGTGCTATGGCTATGGGTTGGTATTTCATCCCTTCTTCAAGTACAGCCACTTTATTGGCGTTCTTAGGCCCCTGAAAGGCTGCATTCCATGACTCCCTTACTCTTTCTGGGTCTTTGATAATACCTGGGTGTTCTAAAACTCCACCTGGTTGTGCTCCATTTTGAAAAAAGCTAGCACCATAATCTTCACAAGCCATAGCCATTCCAATTGCATTTTTTGCCATGGTTATTGGTGAATATCCAATAAGTCCATCGAAACCGAGTCCAGGTATATGAAGGACATCTTCTTTTAAAAGATAGACTTCTTCTGATTTATGATTGTATTTATAGAAGATTTCTCCATCTTCACTTCTCATGACAGTCATCTTGTTTGGCATTAATGGGTAAAGTCCTATGACCTCATTTCTTCCATTACGTATTATTTGAGCATAGGCATTACCCCAAAGTAATAGATGGGTCATTAGTGTTTCTCTAAATACAAATGAAGTCATCTCTGTATTTGGTTCATCGTGTAATAAAAAATATATAGCGTGTTCTTTTGCTTTTTCCTTTGAGTTTGAATCTCCTCTTTTATATAAATGAAGAGGAAGTCCTGCTAAGGTTTCAGCAAGAACTCTCACGCATGAATAAACTGCTGTCATTTGCATAGCAGTAAATTCGTTTACGTTCCTGCCTGCTGTTGTTCTCCCAAATAAAAAAGACGATGAAGATATCCTCTCCCCGTCTTTAGGTTTGTCTCTCGACTTAAATATTAAATTTAAAATGTTTATATTACCACCTCCTAAAATTTTAATCATTTGTGATATAATGTTAATATATTTACTGGAAGGACAAACTATGAACATATATATCGACGAATCAGGAACAATTAATAATCAACTTAAAAATGAATACTTCATTATCACGTTAATTATTCCAGATAATTCTAATGCTTTAAAAAGATCCTATAAACGTTTTGTAGCATCTAATCTTGAAGAGCTTAAAAGAATAGACAATAGGCAAAAAATGTTTTTAAATGGAACATTTCATGAGTTAAAAGGTTCTGCTTTTGATAGACCCATGAAACAAAAATTTATAAACTTCTTTGCCAGAAAAAGCAACTTCAGTCTTTTCTATTTAAAAGTTGACAATTCAAGACTCAAAGATACTTTTTGTTCAAATACATCTAGAGTTTTCAATTACCTATTAAAAATATCACTGGACTACTTCATAAGAAATAATTACATACCAAGTGAGAATCATCTTTTACAACTTGATGAAAGAAATGAAAGAACCGAATCGAGATTCTTTCTTGAGGACTATTTAAACACTGAACTTTGCATAACTGGGATTAATCAAGGAAATTTTGCGGTTTCATATTTTGACTCTGCCAATAACTCAAATATTCAAATCGCTGATGTTTTCTCAAATATCTTGTATTCTCATCTTAAAACAGGTAATTACGCAGATGAGTTTAAAACTTTAAGAGACAATGGTATCTTAAAATATATTTTTGAATTTCCCCTATAAAACTTGACTTTTTTCTATTTTTAAAGTATCATGATTATACCAACAGTAAGTCTTATTCAAGTGCCATTATCTAGGTAAGCGATATGTGTTATCGTCACTCATAAGCAATTGGTATACATATTCTAGCCACCTATATGGTGGCTTTTTTCGTGCATTTTTACTTAACTCTAAATCTCGCCACTTTTCTAAATTTGGCTATGATAAATCAAAAATAGAGAGATTAAAAAATAATCAATCCCCTATCATCATAAACCGACTCACTAGTATCATTGCCACACCTTATAGCCCTATCAAGAGCCATGATTGTAGCAATAACCCCATCTATCTTTTCTGTAGATTTTTCTTTATCTGCCTTAATGTTTCCAGCGGGATCTGTTCGAATAAAGATATTATCCATCATCCACCTTAGAACTGGATGACCTCCATGGGCTATTTTTCTTTCGAGAGTTAGTTTCATTAATTCTTTTGTTGGTGGAGACATGTCTTTAAATCCTTGACCAAAAGGAACAACTGTGAAACCCATTCCTTCTAAGTTTTGTACCATCTGAACTGCTCCCCATCTGTCAAAGGCAATTTCTCGGATGTTATATATATCACCTAAATCTTCTATAAATTTTTCAATAAATCCATAGTGGACTACATTACCTTCTGTTGTCATAATATAGCCTTGTTTTTTCCATAGATCATAGTTTACATGGTCTCTTTTTACTCTTAGGTCGAGGTTGTCTTCTGGCAACCAAAAGTAAGGAAGTATTTGATATTTATCATCTTCATCTATTGGAGGAAAGACTAAAACAAAGGCTGTAATATCTGTTGTAGATGAAAGGTCAAGACCTCCATAACAAACTCTGCCTTTTAGTTCTTCTTCATTAACAGCAAAATTACATAGGTCCCATTTTTCCATAGGCATCCATCTAATTGCTTGTTTGACCCACTGATTTAATCTTAACTGTCTGAAAGCATTTTCTTCAGTTGGGTTTTGCTTAGCCGATTCACAGGCTTGTCTTACTTTTTCTATAGGAACTGTAATTCCAAGAGACGGATTTGCTTTATGCCATACTTTTTCATCTGTCCAATCGTCTTCTCTATCTGCTCCATAGATTACAGGATAGAAAGTTGGATCAGTTTTTCTCCCTTCAAGTATGTCCACTGCCTTTTGATGCGTCTCATAACAGATTGATTTGGTATCTGTTCCTGCAGTTGTTATAAGAAAATATAAAGGTTGAGTTCTTGCATCTCCTGAACCTTTTGTCATAACATCAAATAATTTTCTGTTGGGTTGAGTATGAAGTTCGTCAAAGACAACACCATGAATATTAAATCCGTGTTTGGAATAAGCCTCTGCAGATAAGACTTGGTAGAAAGAATTGGTAGGTTTATATATCATCCTCTTTTGTGATGCTAGAATCTTTACTCTTTTAGAAAGGGCAGGACTCATTCTTACCATATCAGCTGCAACATCAAAGACAATAGTTGCTTGTTGTCTATCGGCAGCACACCCATAAACCTCTGCTCTTTCCTCTCCATCACCACAAGTAAGAAGAAGTGCCACAGCAGCTGCAAGTTCAGATTTTCCCATCTTCTTTGGTATTTCAATATATGCAGTATTAAATTGTCGATATCCCGTATCTTTTACAATGCCAAATAAGTCTCTTATGATTTCTTCTTGCCAATCAATAAGCTTGAAGTCTTTACCTGCCCATCTACCTTTTGTGTGTTTTAGGCATTCTATAAAAGTGACAGCATAGTCTGCTTTGTTTTTATCATAGTGAGATGTGGGTAGCATAAATTTTGTTGGTTTATATTTCATTTGACCTCCTTTCTTTAAAAATGGGCATAAAAAATAGCCACCTTATTGTGACTTCTACTACGACAAATAGAGCCTAAACCCTATTTGGATTTTTATTTTATCTTTGTCTTGCTATGTTTAATTCTTTGTATGCTTTCTTAAGTTCTCTTTCTAGTGTTTCTGATTCACAAAATAATTCAAATTCTTCTTCGTTTAGGTTTCCTTGTGACTCTTTCCAAAGTTCTTCATGAACTTGGTCTGCACATTTCTTTGCCGTTCCTGCTATGTCTAAAAGGTTAATAGCTGCTCCAATCTTGCCTTCTTTTGATTTTTTTATTGAGTTTTCTGCGTATCTTTTGTAAGCTTTAACTTCTGCTTCTAATCTTTCTAAAAGGTCTTTTTTCATGGTAATGCTCTCCTTTTCTTTTGTTGTACACATATTCCCGTACAACGAGAGATAAGTCAAGCAATCATCTTGCTTAACTCTCTATTTTTATTCTTAGTTTCTCTTGAAAAGAAGTGCAGGTGTATATTCTTTTTCTTCTTTGTTTTCTTTAAAGTTCCAATTAGTCCTTCCTGTATCTATTTCAATCAAGTCTATAGGAAAGTACCCTTTTCTTTTAAAACTTTTTAACCCTTTCATAAGACCTGTTGACTGGTCTGAAATTGTAAATTCTTGTATCTCAAATCTTTCAAGATTCTCTATGATTTCTTGGTGGTTTTCTTCAAATCCAACATCATCAAAGTTTAAGATGTCTCTACCTATTCTTCTGGATTCTCTGTATGCCCAGTAAAATCTGTAGCTGATTTTATTTTCTTCGAATTCTTCTTTTTCTTTTATATTTTCTAGTAGTTCAATCTTTTTCATTTTTTATACCTCCTCTTTTGTTGTACACATATTCCCGTACAATAGAGGAATAGTCAAGCAATATACGGCAGTAAGAAAGATTAAATTTCAAATTTTTTCAATAATATCTTCCTTAAAAATTACATTTAACATCGAACCATTGTCCCATTTTACAAGGATTGATCCAATGGCATCCACCCCATAAACTGTGCCTAAGGTTCCAACTGGTGGAGCCTGTTCATCTTCCATTTGGATTAGTTTTACTCTTGTACCTACATGATAAGTTTCTTTTAATTTTTGTATAATTTCCCTTGAAATCATCTAATCACCTCACATACATATATCACTCAAATACTGATTTATATCAAGTTAGATTAATAACATCTTCATACTTATACTCTTTTCCATTTCTTAAAAGACTTACATCTTTATCACTACCAACTAATTCAATAAATCTATTTACAATTACGTCTACAAATTTTTCATCAAGTTCTATCATCCTACAAATCCTATCAGTCTGTTCACAAGCTATTAGTGTACTTCCACTTCCACCAAATGGATCAAGTACAATGGAGTTTGTCATTGATGAATTTTTAATTGGATAAGATAAAAGTGGGATAGGTTTCATAGTAGGGTGGTCGCCATTTTTTCTTGGTTTATCAAATTCCCAAATGGTAGACTCCTTCCTTCCTGTATACCAGTTGTGTTTTCCTTTTTTCTTCCAACCATAAAGAATTGGTTCATGTTGCCATTGATATGGACTTCTTCCAAGTACAAGTACCAGATAAATAAAAACCAGCATCTTGAAATGCCTTTCTGAAATTAAGTCCTTCTGTATCAGCATGAAAAACATATATCGAACCATCATCTGCGAGGAACTTTTCCATATTTAAAAAGGAGCTTAGTAAAAATTCGTAAAATTTACCTTGCTCCATATTATCGTTTTTAATTTTTCCAGCTGATCCTTCATAGTTTACGTTGTATGGAGGGTCAGTGATGATAAGATTTGCTTTTGTTTCTTCCATTAATTTCTCGTAAGTGGTCTCATCTGTAGAGTCTCCACAAATAAGTTTGTGCTTACCTAAGGTCCAAATATCTCCAGCCTTTGAAAAAGTAGGTTTTTCTAATTCTTCTTCTACATCAAAGCCATCATCTTCTGTATCATTTCCTAAGTCAAAAATATTAGATAGTTCATCTGGTGAAAACCCAGTAAGTTCTACATTAAAACCATAATCTTCTAGAGATTCAATTTCTACTCTTAATAGTTCTTCATCCCATCCAGC